CTATCTGCACAAAATTCTCTTGCTGCTTTCCATTTTGCTTCATTAATAGCATATGTCTTCACTTCATTTATCCAAGTTTTTGTTTTTCTTTTTGGAGTCATGTTTGGAGGGACAGTTTGCTTCTTTGGTTTAACTTCTATAACATAAGATTTAATAGAACCATTACTGTCCTTTATCTTAATAAAAAAGTCTGGAAAGTATCTATGTATTCTATTATCTACAGGAGATTTATATGGTATCCAAAATTCTTCGCTTCCCCATTCAATTATACTAGGATTAGTATCGCACCATAAGCAAAATTTTCTTTCCCAACTACTTCTACATATTATATTATTTGGATTTCCTTTATATTTTTTCGGAAATGACGGATAATACTTACTTTTAATACTTTCTGCCATACATAATATATAAAGTTAAAAATTATTTATATATGTCTACCAGAGGCAAAAAAATCTCTGAAATAAAATCTTCTTTATTAAGACCAGCATTAACTTCTCATTTTGAGGTTCAAATTCCAATACCATCTGGAATGAGACAGAAAGGAGCTTCTGGTTCTTCTCCATCTTTTCTTGAATATAATGGTGTATCACTCAATTCAGTAAATCAATCTAAGTTGAATCTTCTATGCTGTGAAGCAGTTCTTCCTGGATCGAGTTTGGCTACTTTGGAGGTTAATGGGGATTTTCATGGAGTTACTCAAAGACATGCATATAGAAGAATATATGACGATAGAATAGATTTAACTTTTTATGTTGATTCTGAAGAATATTTACCAATTAAATATTTCGAAACTTGGATGAAGTATTGTGTTGATGAATCTATAGGTCCACAATCTGATAAAGGAAGTGAACGGGGTGTTGGATCAAAAAGTATGAGTTATTTTTATAGAGTAAGATATCCAGATGATTATATTTCCCCTACCGGACTTAGAGTTATAAAATATGAGAGAGATTATACAAAAAATTTAGTTTATGATTTTATAGGTTGTTTTCCTATCAGTATATCTTCTATGCCAGTATCATATGAATCATCTTCTCTTCTGAAATGTACAGTGTCCTTAAATTATATTCGATACGTTTTAAGTATGGGTAAAAGCGATCCTGTTGTTGGTACTGATTCTGAGCTTACGTCAGAACAACAAGCTGCTTTAAATTCTATTCAACTAAAACCTTTTGAGTTTACTTACGATTCTTCTTTTGAAGGCCCATTTAGTGCTGGTGGTGTTCCTAATTTTGGATCTTCTGGGAACTCTGTATATACCTCAGATTCTGAAGGACCGCAATCAACCCTAGGACAAGCATTTTCAAATATTTGAGATATAAAAAAAGAGGGTCATTAAGACCCTCAGTTTGGAGTTGGTAGTTCTACTTTTGCGTTTTGAAGAACTGCAAAGAAAATAATACTTGCTACATTAGCACTTATTAATAGAGATGGAATTAAAATAAGGGTAATTATAAATGGTTTCACTTATCTTTTTTGATTCCTTGAGAAAGTCCGATTGCACTTACGACTCCAGTAAGACCATAGATTCCTCCCCATAGTCCCAACCAAAGAGAGTTGTTTCTGTGAATCTGGGATACTTCTGGTGCAACTTTGTGGTATTTGTAAGCAGCATCATATTCTTGGACATACCACACGAAGCAAGCGCCAGTTGCTACGGTTGTCACTGACAGAGCAGAGGCGAGGTAGAAGTTGAGAAGTCCTTTCATTGGTTTGTTTATTTACTCTAGTATTATACTCCCCTTTCCCCTCTTTTCAGTTGGCACATGGACACTTTCAAATCTGTCCATCCCCTATAAATAGTGACATCTGACAATTTCTATAGGACATTATGCCTTTACCTAAAATCTCTACGCCAACTTATGAACTTGAATTGCCATCAACTGGAGAAACAATTCAATATAGACCATTTTTAGTCAAAGAAGAAAAACTTCTTGTAATAGCTTTAGAAAGTGAAGATACGAAACAGATTACAACAGCTATTAAAACAGTAATCAAAAACTGCATTTCAACTAAAAATATTAAGGTTGAATCACTACCAACCTTTGATATTGAATATTTGTTCCTTAACATTCGTGGTAAGTCTGTTGGGGAAGAACTTGATATTAATATTATTTGTCCAGATGATGGAGAAACTCAAGTTTCTGTTACTTTAAATCTTGATGATATAAAAGTACAAAAAAATGAAGAGCATTCCAATAGAATAAAGATTGATGATTCTATTATGATGGAAATGAAATATCCATCACTTGATGAATTTATTAAAAATAACTTTGATTTCAGTGATAAAAACGCAATGGACCAGTCATTTGATTTGATTAGTTCATGTATTGATAAGATTTTTACTGAGGATGAGGTTTGGGCTTCTGGAGATGTATCAAAGAAAGAACTTACAGACTTTTTGGAGTCGATGAATTCTTCTCAGTTTAAAGATATTGAAAAGTTTTTTGAAACTATGCCAAAGTTATCACACACTATTAAAGTTACTAATCCAAAAACTAAAGTTGAAAGTGAGGTTGTTCTTGAGGGATTGGCATCTTTTTTCGCGTAGTCATGGTCCACATGGACCTAGAAAATTATTTTCGTTTGAATTTTTCTCTAATGCAGTACCATAAATATTCATTATGGGAAATTGAAAATATGATGCCTTGGGAAAGGGACATTTATGTTATGTTATTGCAGCAACATTTAGAAGAAGAAGAATCAAAACAAAACCAGCAAATGAACAATGCCCACTTCTAAAGCAATATCTACATCTAAACTTCTTGGGAAGGATAGATATGAATATTACTTAAATGAACTCCTTACCAAACAAACATTGGGTGGGCATAAACTTTCTAATGCTCAATTAAAAGAAGGATTTTCGAAAAGAAAAAATAAAGTTAATTTTGAAAAATTTGTACATAGTGTTATAACTAAAAAAGACTCTTCTAGTCCTAAATCAAGTTATGTTTCCAGACCTTCTCGTGGTGTTACTCGACCAGGATCTATTGTAAAGTCTCAATCCACAGAAATACAGAAATCTAGTGGAACTGACTTTGAGAGATCTTTTTCTGCGATTATTAAATCAGTTGAATCGATAGGGGCTATTATATCAGGCAAAAAGAAACTTGATAAAGATAATGCAGATTTTGATAGAAGAAAAGCAGAAAAAGAAAAAAGAGAACTTGCTGAAAGCAAACTAGAAAAAAGATTTGATGGATTAAAAAAAGTAGCAGAAAAAGTTTTATCTCCAGTTAAAAGTATAATAGACCGGATAACTCAATTTTTAGTAACTGTTTTACTTGGAAGAATTGTTTTTAAACTTATAGAATGGTGGGGAGACCCTAAAAATGCAGATAAGGTAAAATCTATTATAAGATTTTTTGGCGATCATTGGCCAAAACTTTTGGCTCTTTATTTAACTTTTGGAAATTCCTTAGGGAGATTTGTCCTTGGGTTAACAAAATCTCTTGCTAAAGGTGCTGTAAAACTTTTAAGTAAAATTGCTCTTTTAGCTGCTGCTAAAAAAATGCGCGGCGCTAGAGGTGTTGCAAGATTTTTATCTGGTGGTAAAGGAAAACTTATTGGAAATGTTTTAGGCACCGGACTAACACTTGGTGGAGCATATGCTGTTTCTCAGGGATTTAAAGGTACTGATGGTGATGAACAGCAAAAACCTCAAGGAACTCAAGGATTTTCTGGTGGTGGGTATGTAAGACCAAAGTTTCCTGCATTTAGTGGTGGTGGGTTTAACTTTAAAGGTATGTTAGGTGGCGCTGGGTTGGGCGCTATGTTTGGACCACTTGGAATGCTTCTTGGTGGAGCTTTGGGTGGTTCTAGTGGTTTTGTGAGTGGAGAAAAGGGTGTAGATAAAATCCCAGCCATGCTTTCCGATGGTGAATTTGTGATGTCTCGTGGTGCCGTTGCAAAGTATGGTGTAGATACTTTAGAAGCAATGAATGCTGCCGGAGGTGGAACAAATAAACCAAGGATTGTTAGTGGAACAACTTATGCTGCTGGCGGTGGTTATATCGGAA